AGGATTAAAAAACGAAATAATTAGATTAATTAATCTAAAAAAAACAAATAAATATGATGTTCAGAGTATGAGTAATATTATTAGAGAACATATAGATAAAAAAATGTCTATTTGTTCCCACTGTGCTGCTCAAATTAGATTTGCACAAAAACAATTATTAAATTGGTATAATAGACAAGAAACAACAGAAGAAAAAATAACAATATCAGAACCACCACAAAAAGTGGGGTGTCAATCCTGTAAACAGAAAACAACACAAAGTAAAAAAGGTGTTGTGATAAATACACAAAGAACAAAGAAATGATGGCAAAAAACAAAGGTGGAAGACCCCTAATATGGACTGAAGAAAAAGTTATGAAATTGGGGAATGATTTATTTAACTGGATGTTAGAAAGTCAAGACAATATATGGATGGAAACATTTTTATATGAAAATGGTGATATATACCCACAGTTTATTAGTGAAATGTGTATTAAATATCCCAAGTTTACCGAATTAATAAAAAAGGTAAAAAAAATACAGGAGGGTAAAATAGTAAATGGTGCTTTAAAACACAACCTAAACCCAACGATGTCCATATTTTTATTAAAAAATCATCACGGATATAGAGACAAACAAGAACAAGACATCAACCACAAGGGGGAGAATATTGTTATTAATGTTATTAAACCAAATAAAAATAATAATGGAGATTAATTTTTCCCCATCGTTAAAACAAGATTTAATTTTTGACTATTTTAATGATGAAATAACAACAGAGGTATTATATGGAGGTGCCGCTGCTGGTGGTAAATCATATGGTATGTGTGCCTTTATGATACTTAAATGTTTAGAATACCCCAAGATAAGAATTGGTTTAGCCAGAAATGAGCTAACCACCTTAAAAAAAACAACTGTAGTTTCTTTATTTGAGGTAATAAATAACTGGGGGTTAAAGACAGAAGAACATTACAAGTATAATTCAACCACAGGTGAAATTACATTTACAAATGGTTCAAAGATAGTTTTATTGGAATTAAGATATTTACCATCAGACCCCAATTATACAAGGTTGGGGGGACAATTATTAACGATGGGTTGTATTGATGAGGCTGGTGAGGTAGATGAAAAAGGAAAACAGATATTACAATCACGACTTGGTAGATGGTTAAATGGTGAATTATCAATCAAACCCTTCTTACTAATGACTTGTAATCCATCTAAAAACTTCTTGTATAGGGATTATTATATACCAAGTCAAGATAATACATTACCCGAACATAAAAAGTTTATTACAGCTCTTGTTTTAGACAACCCGTTCATTACAGACGTATATGTTGAGAACCTACAAAAGGCATTATCAAATACAGATAAGGAAAGATTGATAAATGGGAATTGGAATTACGAAACCTCACCTGATGCATTGATGGATTATGAAACCATATTAAATATCTTCATTAACAAAAAACCTCAAGTTGAAAAAAGTAAAAAATATATCAGCTCCGATGTTGCGTTCACAAGTGATAATGCCGTGATTATGGTGTGGGAAGATTTAACTATAGTAGAAATAATAGTTAATCCAGAAGAAAAGATTGAAGACGTAATTAGGGATAAAGCAAAAGAATATAAAATACCCCCATATAATATTACTTGGGATAGTGATGGGGTTGGTAAATATTTAGAAGGATATTTAAGGGGTGGAAAACCAATAGTAAATAATGCAAGAGCACTCGGAGGGGAAAATTACCAAAATCTTAAAACACAATTATACTTCAAATTAAGTGAAGTGATTAACAAAGGTGATTTAAAAGTGGTGAAAACAAAATATGATGATAAAATTATTGAGGAATTACAAGAAGTAAAACATAAACCAACAGATAAAGTAAGTAAAATACAGATGGTAGATAAAGGTGAGGTTAAAAGGATGTTAGGGCGTTCTCCCGATTTTTCAGATGCAATGGCTTATAGAATGATTTTTGAGATTAAGAAAGCACCAGTTAAAACTTTCCGTATTTAATGTACAAAACACAACAATAAAAAATATATTTATTAAAAACAAAAAAAGGATAATATGATAAATTTAAAATTAGAAATTGATGATGAGGTAAAGGAATTTAATTTACCCCAATCGTGGGATGAAGTTACTATTGGTGATTTTGTTAAATTATTCTCTTTTGAAAGAGAGGGGTTAAATTCAGTAGAGTTATCTGTAAAAATAATAAATGTATTGACAGATATTGATGAAAATTTAATTATGATGATGGATGTAAAGGATTTTGAAAAATTGGCTGAAGTATTTGCGTTTACAAGTAAAGAATTAAAACCCACCAATGTTGAGAGTGTTGAGTTGGAAGGTGAAACATATTATTTAAAAAATGATTTTTCTAAACTAACAATGGGGGAGGTTATTAGTATTGAGACGATTTTACAATCAGCAGATGGTAATTTATTCAAAGTGATGGATAAGTTACTATGTATATTTTTGAGAAAGAAAAAAGAAAACGGAAAGTTAGAAGCCTTCAAAGGTGAATTTATGGATAGGGTTAATTTATTTAGAAATGCCCCAATTTCAAAAGTATATAACATATTCAGTTTTTTTTTAACTGGCGGGACTACATTAGAGGACAATACGAAGGACTATTTGGAAAGCCTGCCAAAATAAAAAAAGAGAAAAAAAGTAAATTTGATACTTTAAATAAAAAGACGGATGTTGATGATAGATTTAAATGGTTGGAGATGGTTTATTTATTATTAACCAAATTAAATACAACTGATGAAATGATATACAAGAAGAACTATATTGGATGTTTGAATTGGTTGTCTTATTTCTATCAAAAAAATAAAGTAGAACAAAGTAAAAACGGCAATATATGAGTGTAAATATAATTTCATTAAATCAAATGGTGGATTTGTTCAGTGGGTTCGCTGACAGACATTTTTTTTTAAATGATTTTGGTTTTGGACCAACAAGTGAAATAGGGACCTCAAGACAAATGGACTTCCCCTATATGTGGGTATCATTAAATGAAAATAGTTTAATCAACCCCCAAAATAGAACGGCAATACCAGAGTTGTCTTTTTCTGTTTTATTTATGGATAAGACAAATATTCAGTCAAATTATTTGGAAATAAATGGAGATAATAGCGACAACATCCAGGAGATATTGAGTGATATGTTACAAGTCCTACAAGATTTTATAACAGAGGTTCAGGTAGATTGGGGGAATTATGGTATTATATTTCAAGATGTAATTAATTGTTTCCCTGCAACAGATGAAACACAAGATAAAGTTAATGGATGGGTGGGACAATTTAGTTTTAAATTAAAACATTCAAATTGTATTTTACCAACCGGCGATATTACACAGACAAACTTATCCCCAATTAACCCTATGACGAGGTATTTGACTTGTGATACAGTAACCGCTTGCACCACATTACAACAATACATAACTCAACAAATATCAAATTTTACAGGAAACACAGGAACAAGTATTACAGGTTTCACATATCAAGATAATACCTTCACAATTACTGATGATAATGGTGGGGTATTTAGTGCCACTATTAATACTATGACTGGACTTACTGTAAATGGTGATATATCAGGAACAACTTTTTATGGGGATGGTTCAAATCTTACAGGTATTGTATTTAATGATATCTTCGTAACAGGGGGGACATATGATAACTCAACTGGAACAGCAACATTCACCAATAATAGTGGAGGGACATTTAACGTAAGTGGTTTTTATACTGGTTCAACTGATAATAACCAATTCGTAACGGGATATACCTATTTAAATAATACATTCACTATTGCTGATAATAGTGGTAACACATTCAACGCCACCATCAACACGATGACTGGTTTAACCATCAACGGGAACTTGGATGTAACCACAATAGATGATGTTGATTATATTGATTTTAATACATCTGCGGCACAAGCAGGGGATATTGGTAGATTGATATGGAATGATACAGATGGAACATTAAATTTAGGTTTAAAAGGTGGTAATGTGACATTACAAATAGGACAAGAAGAAGTTGTAAGAGTAGTTAATAAAACTGGTTCAAATTTACTTGAAAGTCAATATAAGGTTGTTAGAATAAGAACACAAGCAGAAGGTGGGGCACAAGGACAAAGGTTAGCAGTTTTATTAGCACAAGCAGATACTAAACACAACCATTCTGGTATATTGGGTGTTGTTACTGAAAATATTAACAACAATCAAGAAGGTTTTATTACATCATTTGGTAATGTTAATAACATAAATGCAACAGGTTCACTTCAAGGTGAAACTTGGTTAGATGGTGATGACTTATGGTTATCAGATACAGTTGCTGGTGGTTTAACCAATATAGAACCAACAACCCACCCAGTAAGAATTGGTTATGTATTGTATTCACACGCAGTAAATGGTAAAATATTTGTATCGTCAGATAATGGTGTTGATGAATTAGGTGAATTACACGATGTTCAAATCACAGGAACAACCAAAGGGGGTTCATTACTTGAATATAATACATCTACGAGTGTTTGGGTTGATAGTCCTATAGTTTGGACCATTGAGTTGATAAACGCTCTGTCAGTGGATGTTTATGCCCCATATAACTTATCAATAGATACAGTAACAAATATCTTAAATGCCCCAACCATAACTATCTATGATGATGGTGTATTATATGCATTGGGTGGAACAATTGCGGTAGGAAGCAAAATAACAGTTGTGGCATCAGTTATTGGTGTTACAAACTTAACATTAAGTAAAATATAATATGAGTGATTTATACATACAAGCTGGTAGTCCCACAGAATGGACACGACCTGGTGGATGGGTTAGTATCCCATCAATTACATCAGCAGATACAAAATTCTATGGTGTTTATGCGGTATATGAAACAAGAAAGAATGTTCTTAATATACAATTTGCAGGAACATTTAATATTACGATAGATTGGGGAGATACAACAACATTAACAACCGCATCAACAACATTAATATCAAAAACTTATACATATTCAGCATTAACATCCCCAA